ACTCGCCCATCCGATCTAGTGCCTTCCGGCCCGCGCATGTTAAACCCATTGGATCCAGTCACACCGGCTTGCACAGGCATTGCTTGATAAGGCAATCTATCTGCCTCTGTCACATTGGGTTGACTCCGTCCGCGAATGGCAACACCATTGCCTATTCCGGACGATGGTCTTTCCATAGGAGTTCGTCTTTCCAAATTCTGAGACGCCGCTCTATAGGCGCTAAGAACCGAATTATCAGCCCCTCCCAAATCAGCAGTGTCAAACCCGCTTTGATAGCTTTGTGGCGCGTTAGATTGACCGTCATCGTAAAGACCACCGGCAATCTGTTGATTTTGCGCACCCGGCCCCATATTAAAGCCACCAGAAGGCGCGCCCCATGTAGTTGTTGACGAGCCAAGGTGATTGACAATATTGGGGTTGGATAATACCGCTGTTTGAATGGCGGAATCTTTGTTAGCTTCGCCCTGTGCGCGTGACGCTGCGGCGTAATCAGGTGGTGGAGGCGCTTTCTTTCCCATGACTTATAAACCTGCAAGTATCTTTGTTGATTTCGGTGAGAACGTAATCTACACCTACCCTGTATCCATCTTTGATCCGATATAATTCCTCGAATCCTATGTGCTTGATGAACTTTAGAGCCTTGAGGTTATCTGAAGGCGTCGAGCCAATGATTTTTAGTTTGCCGGCAGTGTTGAATACGTAATTAAATATTTCTTCAGCAAAGCCGTTTTTTAAAACCATTGGGTTACCAATCCATATATGTATCATGCAACTTGTATCTGACCAGCTATCTAAGACACAAACCGCTTGCACCTGGCCCTCTTTCATTACCGTAAGACCCTTTGTTCCTTCGGTCATCGGTGGTCGTGAGTCAATCATGGCGTTAACGTGCCACGGTTCGAGCGCAATAATGTCCATTCTACTCAATTTCCCAATAATTGCATCTATCCAACAACGCCCCCGAATTCGTACAAGTAATCGGTAGCAGCAAGGCGTAAATCAAGGCCATTGGATACGGTTTTTACCCTCAATCCGCATGCGGTGCCTACAGCAAAAACGGTTTGCCAGTCAGTAAACGTCGAAATATCGCCTGACCATACCGCAGAATCCCAAGTTCCGCTATCCCAAATGCCGGAGAATAAAGGCGTAAAAGACGCTGGGTTGGTCACGGGAATAGAGTTAAAATCAATTGATACCCCAACAAAAACCGAAGGGTTGCCGTTTGCCAAAATGTTAGGCCGAGCAGATTTAAGGCTTTTTAACCGACCTCTTGAGCCAAGATACGAATAGGCTTGCTGAATATCTGTCGCAATATTGGCGCCCACATCAGCATAAACGGTGCCAAATAATTGGACTCCGCCATCAGTTCCAAAATAAGCTATTTCATTAGATATTGCCCAGCAATTAGCCGCTAACCCGGTCCAGCGCCACCACGACCCGTTTAAGGTGTTCATGACGTACTGTTGTTGCTCGCTACCTTCACGCACTGGTACGTTGAGAATCAACTGATTATCTTGCGGATAAACGGTCATTTCCCAGCCAAAATTAGATTTGTAAGCTTCAGAAGATGCTTGAATGGCTTCTTGGATGTTAAACGTTAATGACGTTGAAGGGTCAATTTGACTTGACTGCAATGCTTTAGCGAGCGGCACAACACCTTCTACGGTTAGCAATGTCACGTCGCTTTTGTATTTGATCATGCAGCGCCGGCCAATGGGTTCGCCAAGATTCCAAACCCCGGCTAATGCCCAGCTTGAAGCCGAGCTAGGGTTGGTGCCTTTAAATACCGCAACTTGGCCTTCAGAAGACACGACGACAAGGTGGTCGTCAAATCCTTCGCCGCCATCAACCGTCCACGTTTCACATGAAACAATGTATCCGCCTTTGGAGAAATATCCGTCTAACCTGGTAGCATTAACGGTTCCGCCAACTGAATCAATTGGCAGGTAATACAGGCTTAGTGAATTAACAGCAACCAAATACAATCGACGCTTAAACACACATGCGTTAATCAGCGTAGTGGCAGTAACGCCGACAATGGCCGGCGAGGATGACGCTGTAATTGATGTCCAGCTAGATCCATCCCAATATTGAGGTGCGTCTGCGCCGTTAAAACAGCACAAATACGAATCACCCGCGGAGTTAGTAAAATTTACATGCTGCCATCTAGCGTTAGATAGCGAGTCAACAACGGCAGATCCAACACCACCAGCCGTTGTAAAGTCGTAAATACTACTTCCAGCCGCGCCGAATAGCGTTTGTGTTCCTCCCTGCGCGTTGTAGGGCATTAACGACTCAACTTGACCAGATATGCCGGTTACGTGATTGGCGTTGCCACGACGCACACGAACGTCTGTAGAGCGACCAGACCAATTTTCGGTATTAACGGCAAAAGTAGGGTCCATTTCTGCGAGTGGGTCTTTTGTGTTCCAGCCACGAATAGGCGCCGGCACAGAAGCGGTTTTGCTAATTTGAGCGCCTTTAACGGCTTTTCTAAAGGCCGGTCTTCGCATTATAAGTCCCAGCTACCAATCGGTATAATAATCCCGGCTTCAGGCTGTTGGCTTTCGCCGCCAATATCTCGCGTTTCTTTGGCACCATCACGGGCCATTGCATCCAATACCCGCGCTTCGTAATTCTCAAAATCTTGTGCGTATTCTAAACCTTTGGCATGACGCCACCGCCAAATGATGCCAAGACGCATCAAATCCTCGTCTAAAAGGCCAACATCACCGTCTGCCGTCCATAGCTTTTGAGCGGTTCCACTGGCGCTTTCGCACCAAGACTTAGTAATGTAGTCAAACGCGCATTCGTCGGTTGTAGTAGGGGTAGGCTCAATAAAAAGCAGGTTGCCACCACGGATCTGAAACCGTTGATAAGGCCCGGTGAATGGAAAAGACTTAATTTGCTGGTAAGCAATCGAGTCCATCGGCCTGATAGGTAATGATATAGTTCGATTCCAGAAGGTTTCGGGGATGATGTAGTCAAACCCAGCGTCGTCTACTACCGCCCCGTTCATCTTCCCTTGACTTGTTGCAAGCACAAGATTGAACACGTTTGAACGCTTTTTGGCCGACCATTGGTATCTGGCCGACAAATCTTCGCCCTCAGTGTTTGCAATCTCAAGCAACTGCCCAACTTGTATATCCGAATTGCCTATAATCGATGCAGGCTTTGCAATACCAAGTCGTTGCGTTGCGCGTTGCAGCATGTCAAGAAGTGGCATTATGCGGCCTCAGAATCAGCTTTTTTGGGTCTGCCTGGCTTTTTAGGCTCATTGGCTTTGGCTTGCTCGTCGATCTTTTCTTGAAGCATCTGCATTTTAGACTCAAAACCACTGATGGTATCTGCCATCTGATCGTTTTTGGCTTGTAAATGCGTAAATTCGGCAGAAGCAACACCATTTGGCGCTGTGTGCAGAAAGTTAGAGGCTTTACGTTTAACGTCCCGCGAACCCATGCCTAGTGCATCCATCGCGTTTTCCGTCATTTCTGCCGCTTCCTCAACGCTGCGAATACCCAATTCAATTAGGTTTTTCTGCATAGCTTGAGTGATTTGATTCCAACCAGTAATAGGAGTTCCATCAATAGGAGCCTCGCGGTTTTCCTCCCAAGCCTTCAGGTTTTTCAAGCAATAATCGTAATAATCTTGAGAAATGAACTCATTGCGTAGCTTTTCTTTAAGCTGGTCGATCCACGGCGTTGTAGGTTCGCGATATTTGTATGTCTCAATTTCGACATCATCAATCATTACCTTTTGCTCAACAGGCGGGCCGCCTTCTTCCGGTGTTACCCAACGAGAGGCCGGGCGCTGCACTTCTTTCTGTACTTCGCGACTTTTAAACGTCCAACCGCGCACTACTGCCGGAACTTCGCTTTTTGTGTCGCCTCTTGCGCGAGAATAAACCTTAGTGATCGGCGCATAGATAGTTCGACCGGCTTTTAGTGAGGCCTCGCGGTCCTCAACAGTTGATTCGGTAAAACGTAGGAATGGGGGTGTATCTTCTTTTAGGGCGCCGGGATTTCTTGAGGCGCGTTCGATGTCTTCGTCACTAAAGGGCATAGGATTACTCGCTAATTGGTTATCAATTAAAGAAAAGGGGGTGTTTTAAGCCCCCTATCCTGTTTAGGCTGAAGCTGCGTCGTCCATAAACGGACGGTCAATCTCAAACTCAGCCAAGCCAGTAGAAGGAGTGCCGATGGCAGATGCCCCGATAGCCTTCTTGACTCGATCACCGGCAACAACCGCATCATCAATGCTGCCGGCGGTAGCCGTCGCATAAACAAGGCCATTGTCCGCATAGCTTGCTAGACACTTGCCTACCGCTTTACCGCTGATCTGATACCAACCATAGGAGCTGGCAACATTAATAGACATGGCAACAGCTACGCGGCCTTTGTCATTAGCAGCCAATAGGCTGGTTGTAAAGCCGTCTTCGGCTACGGTTACCCAAGAGCCAACGACAGTATTCGCAACGCCGGCAAGATAGATAAACTCGCCCTCGCCGTAAGTTGCCGAGTTTGCTTTCAGAATAGTGCCAAAAGGGTGATTTTTGACAGTATCAGTATCACCAATAGGCTGTGCGCCTATTCGGGGTTCACTCACATAAAAAGTCATAATTGTATCCTCAAATGAATTGCAGGCGTCTAAAGACTACGCGTGTAAAACACCTTGGTTGCGACGGTTAGTGACACAGATGTTGCCCATCCAGATAATTGGAATAACAACAGCATCTTGGTTAATGGCGCGTTGGTCTTCAACCTGCGTCATTTCTGCGTCACGGTGACATACTAACTCAAGGTAATCAGTATTGAGCATGTAGCCATGAGCCGCTGTAATACCGGAGCCACCATCAAAGATAACGTCAGCATTCTTGTACTTCAACGAAACAAAACCGGCATTTGCCTTGTCGGAACTGGCATTTGTATCGGATGTGTAACGCTTCAGCGATACTTGAGAGTCTTCAAAAAAGCTGTAATAGTCGTTAGAAAGCACGACTAGATCAGGCTTGTCCGAACCACGCACCAGATCAAGGTAAAGCTGGGACATGAAGGGAGACTCAAAAGTGCTAGACGACAGCGTAATAGCACCGCCAGAAATAGGCGAGCTTGCGTCCTGCACCTTTGTCTGCCACCAATCGTAAATGTCACCATCAATGCCGCCAAGCGTACCACCGGCGGTGTCAGGGCAGATTGCGCCCAAACCGTTGATCTGGTTGGCGCTAGTGCCGTCTGAATAAACGTCGCTTGAAAGGTTGTTTTTGAAGGTTTTCATGGCATTCGTCAAACGAGACTTAGCCAAGTTGATGATTTGTGAATCGCTTGAGTTAATGCGCATTTCTCGACCGGAAGCCGTTACGTGCACTGCCGCTTGCTGCCAGTTGTACTCGGCGGCGGTTAAGACCTGCGACGTGGAAATATCCAGCGTGTCATAGCCGCTGTATCGCTGCCACGATTGATTGGTTCCGTAGTCAAGCCCACCAACGATAGTCAAACCACCGTCTTCGACGCGCTTACGGCCTTTCTGATTCATACGCATCAGGAGGGCGTTGTTGTTTGATACGTTGTCGGCGTACCCCGCTTTGTGCTTTCGGAATGTGCTAGAAATTAGCTCCGAAAAAGTGCTATTTGGTGATGTCATTAGGATTTAATCCTCAAAAGTTAAGTTAAGCACTACGAGATTTGATGTCAGCCATCGTTTCACGCAATGTATCGTCAACACTTCCGGTGGGTTTTGGCTTTGTAGAAACATGCGCCGGCTTCTTGTCAATGTTGTTCGCATTGGCTTTGATAGCGTTTGCAACATGGTTCTTGCCGTTTCCGCCGCCTTGGGATTGTTGTCCCTGTATCAAAGGTCGGGTATCGGGGTTTGCCCATAGAGCGTTATTGTAAGCTTCCTCAAAAGACATGATGGCGCCTTTGTTGTCTGCTCTTTCTAAAATATCTGCCATATCATCTACAACATTGGCAAAATAAGGGTATTTAAGCTCGCCCTTACTATTTACTGCTGTTGCAAATTCATTTGCCTCTGTATCCAACGCCTGTTGGCTAATGCTCTGCTGTTGTGCAGCAAACCGGGCCTCTACACGTCGATCAATGTCAGCTTCAGTTAAACCGGGTTTCTGCTCTTGTGGGGGCGGAGCACCGTTAATCAAAGCCGTCTTTAATTCGTCAAAATAACCATATTGTTGTGCTAATTGCACAGTCATATTCAATTTATCGCGAATTGTTCCTTGACGCAAGACGTGTGCGCTATTTAGCATATTTTGCACAACAGTCTCAGGCGTGCCGTTTTCCGCTCTAATCAAAGCTTCATACGGTTGAAGTGTTCGATTAATGCGTTCGCCAAAATCTGCCGTTTCCTTTAGCTTTTCGACACCTTTGTGCATATCGTGTTCGCGCTTGGCGATTTCGCTGCGGATTTCAGGGTCGAGGCTTGCCCATTTTGCTTTGGCACCAGCGCGCCAGCTAGAAGGCGCGTTTGCCAATGATCGGTCAATATCGCCCGTTACGGGGATTACCGGCGCATCATCTGCGGCGACAATTTCATCTGGTTTAGGATCGGTTTGTTTGGACGTATCGACTTCAGACTCGACTTCTTCAGCGTCAGTAATTTCGTCTTCAACTTCGTCAACAACTTCTTCTGCGTCAACTTCTTCTACCAACGATTCATCAGTTCGGCCTTGTATTTCACGCAAGGTTTCTGCCATATCTTCGTCGATCGTTGTTTCTACTTCTTCGTTAGCCATATAGGTTGCCTATAATCCAAACGTCCATGAGTTTTTGGCCTTGCCGTCACTTGCCCGTTCAATGGGCGCATTATTGCCATGCCGCATATCATTGAGGGTTTGCCCCAATGTTTTTTCTATTGCACGATCCATCTGTTTGTCTTCATGGGCAACGTGTGAATCTGCCGCACGCTGTTCGGATTCCCGTCCTTCGTACACCCGACAACCAGTACGCTTGAGGTTTTCTCTGTGCTGGCGCCGACCACTAATCATTTTGTTGCCTTCGTTCACGGGGCACTTGTAATCCTTTGCGTCACGCATAATGTGATGCGTTTTAGGCACCGGAGGCGGGTTCATGCCGTACTGAGACCACATATAGTCCGGAATCATAGCGCCGGTTTCGGGATGCGCCTTGTATCTGACGCGGCCTGTTTCGGGGTCTACATCATGATTCTTTTCTTTTTTGCCAAATATAGCGTCGTAATTGCTGTCAAAAGTAGCCTTATTAACGCCATACGGTCTTGGATTTGAGCCTTTACCCGCCATCTTTTTTATCTCCGCCACGATGAATGTGAACCTGAATAGCCTCGCCATCGCCTTTAATTTCCATAGACTTCAGTTTTGGTGAGGTAAATTGTGCAATACGCTCCCATTCTTTGTTCACGTCAATTAATGTTGCGCTTAAATCGTGATTAGCCTCGTTGTCGCCCGCTTCAGCACTGTCCACCTTTGCTTGCAACAAGACAGCATTTTTTGCCATGTTCATAATTGGATCAAAGTCTTTGCCGTACATAGCTTTAAGGCGGTTTAATAGGAACTTGTCGTTAACCTTGCTCATTAGTCATCCTTAATTTTTGCATGTCTTGTTGCGCCCTAGCCTCTGTTAGCTGGCCTTTTAGTTGCAACTCACGCATCGTGTTTTGGTGCTCAACTTGCTTGGCTTGAGCATCCATTTGCCGTATTCGTTCTTCATGGGCATATTTAGCTTGATTTGCTTGGTTCTCCGCTGCCTTTGCCTCGCTTTCCGCTTCTTGCCGGGCTTGCTCAGCTTGTTGTTCGGCCTGTTGCTGTTGTTGGGCTGCTTGTTGCGCTTGCTGCTGCTGTTGTTGCTGTGCGCCTTGCTCGTTTACAGAGTTTTCTATGGCTTCCTCTACTTCCCGGCCTAATCTAAACCGGCTTACAATCGACTTAAGCAACGCCGTAGCAGCGTCTTTGGTTATCATTCCTGATTCAACCGCCGGCATAACGCCTTGGACATATTGAGACACGCCACCTAAAAGCAGTGTCAGCGACTCTTGATCGGCATTTTGATCGGCTAGTACCGTTGAGTCAGTTTCAATGTCGATCATGTAGCTACGCGCCAAATCCTGCTCCATAACTCCTTTTAAATCTTCCCACGTAGGCAAAGACATAAATCGCATTTGTTCTGGGTCAACTTGAGGCTGTTGTGGCGGCTGAACTTCTTGCCCTGATTGCTGGGCTTGCTGTTGAGCCATCATTGCTTGTTGCTCTGCCTGCTGTTGCAGCATACGTTGTTGCGCTTCAAACTGCTGTTTTTCCGCTTCTCTTGGGAATTTTAGCCCGGTAATACCCGCCAAGCTTTCAATTGAGAATTTCTCGCCAATAATCTCAACGACTAGCTTTAAAATATCTTTTGCGTACTTTTGGACTGCTCGTTGACGTTTTTGCAGGCGTTGAGAACCATAGCTTCCCTTCATCTTTTGGGCGCCAAGCGTTTCATAAGGGTCCGATTGACCACGCATAATGTCTGAAATGCCGGTAATCTCGTAAATCTGCTGAACTAAATCGCGGCGATACACGCGAAGCTGCAACAAGACCTCAACCAAGGCTTTGTTTGGAAACATCCAGATAGCTTTTTCGATGCCGCCGTTTTCAATTAATCTTGATAGATTTTCAGCAGGAATCATTTTGTTGTCGCCTGCATCAAACAACTTGTCTAACTCTGCCAAAGTGTTGTCATAGACGCCGCGAACCCGCAAAGAATCAGATATACGTCGCTCTCGTACTACCACAGTATTTAAAGTAGTCGCTAAAGCCTCGTATTGGGAATATTCAGTAAGCGGAACCATTGAAGTTGTTGATTTTATCGAATACAACGGCTTCGGCATCGGCCAAAACTTTTTCAGGGACAAGGGATCGTCTTCGATTTTAATAAACGAATCTTTGTAGCCTTGCGCGTACCACCTTACTTTCCGGTCTTCTTTGCACCAGATTTCGTAAATCGTAGCCCGGTCGTCAATTCGCTCGGTCTTGTCCGTTTTTGCATCACTCATGTCAGAAGCAATGTCATAGGAAATTTTATCGGCAAATTCTTTCGCAAAATCTTTTACCTGTGCTTTGTCGAGGTGGTGAATAAACGCCAACCACGGCAAATCTTCCCATGATTCCGCCGGACCTAGCAATATTTTGTCCCAGTCCCACGGCACAAGCTTAATTTCTTCTGACTCTACTTTAGCTGGCGATGTTTCGTTGTCGTTATCATCGACTTCAGCCGGTGTAATCTCTGCTTTGTATTTTATTCGGGTAACCGCACGACCGGGCAACAGCATGTCATGCACAGCCGATTCCATAGCGTTATCCATGCCGTATTCTTCTAGGCAATACGCTGATGCGTCTTCAAGCACTTTCGATACGTGCCGGCCTAAAATATCCTCTTGCCGAAACCTACGGCGAATATCGGGCTTAGGGATCTGTGAATACAACGACGGCTCAAGTGTTTCGACGTTTGCCCACAAAATATTAAATGAATTCGATTTCTCGCCTTTGGAATTCTTTGATTCGCCGTTTCGGAAAGTTTTTATTGCGTGCTTTCCGTCTTCACACCAGTCTTCATCACGCTTTTCAGATAACTTGATGTCCTCGGCGTATCGCTCTACTTCGTCATTAGTCGTTTTTACATCTTCCTTATCCATGAGAAACACCTAACCATTCCTCGTTTTTAAATTCGCACAAAACTGAATCTATCAAAATATCATCAACTTTCATCCAGCCATGAATTTCGGATGTTGGTTCGCCGTCCTTTGAAGCGAAGTTAAATCGAACAAACTCGCCGCATGGCGAAATTAGCTGATCATCACCGCCAATTTCTGCTTGGTAGTAAACTATCCGCGAGCCATGCTTTGCGGCCATTTCCTCATCTTGCTTAAAGTGCATAACGACGCGACTAGGACGATTAAATTTAAGTATTTCCTGCATTAACTTCTCTCCAAATCAGCGTATTCAACAGTAATAGACCCACTGCCACTGTTATCAGGGTCTACAATGAGCGATGTATTAAACCGAGTGGGACCAAATAAAAACCGAGTGCCGGCAGCGGCAGACGCCGGTATTGTATAAACCGTTGTGGTGCCGTCTTTAATAAGCAACGGTTGAGCAGAGAGCGCCGTATTAATAAAAATAGCGTTTAACAAAGCAGGCACAGCACTTACCGTAGTCGAATCATCAGCTACATTAACGGCAACTGCCTCCCATTCAGTAATAGTCATTATTCGCTCTCGCTTGCCAGTCTTCGCTTAGTCTGATTTGCCACAATTTCGTTAAATGTGCGATCTTTTGCGTATTTTGACGGTGGGGCTTCGCTAGGAAGTTTATCCCGACTGTAGACAATTGCCAAGTACCGCCATCCATCAGCATAATGTGAGGACCAATCATGGTCTGGACCTTGCGAAAACGCTTTCTTTTCATCGTTCCATTTTCGGTGGTAGGCCTTTACCGCTTCGTATCCGTCCGCGGCGTCTTCAGCGTGAATTCTGGCAATATTCAAAGCCTTGCGACCCGCGTTAATGCCGTCTTCAACCGATAAGCCCGGTACTAGCTCAATCAAATCCCAGCCAAAAGCCGCGGCAAATTGTTCCTCGGCAGACTTCAGCGTAGCAAATGTTTTGGCTCTTGCGTCGTGAGGCATGTTGATTGACCCGTACTGCCAGTCTCTATGGTGGGCGTACTCATTAGCATCACCCCATTCGGCAATACACTTGCCATCAATGATATTTATTGAACAATCTCGACCTGCGATAACGCCAATAAAGTGGTCCGGATCTTTGCCATGAGTCGCATAAGTCTCTAAAACGTGAATAGCACCGCCGTAGCACTGGAAAAACCAAATAGCGGTATCATCTGACCGGCCAATGTCCATTGCAGCGTGAACAGGGTATTTGTGGTTCCATTCAAACTCGGCCAAACGGCCATCTTCTTCAAGCTTTCTGCATTCTGAGGCGTAGTAAGCGCCCATAATGGCTGCATCAAATGAGCATTCGTATTCTTGCTCAAACAAGGCAATGCCCATATCTTCGCCATAGGTTGTCACGTACTCAACCAATTCTTCTTGAAGCTGTTGCGGCGTCATCCGCCCGGTGTCATAAACAGTCAGTTTTTCGGCAAAAGAATTGGGGTTTTTAATTGCTTGGTTGTATGTTCGATATCCGTGGTTTTTACCCCGTGGCGTTCCGATAAATATCTGCCAGCCATCGTTTTCAGCAATAATCGGGCGTAAATAGCCGCGTGCAGACGGGTTTGCTTGGGGCCACTCAGAATACACGATACCTTTAGGGGATGAACCAATCGAGCCTTCATAGTTATCAGACCCTAAACACTGCCAAGTCGAGGCATTGACCTTGCACTTAATAAACATATCGGTTTCGCGCTTGGTAAATAGCTCGTCAATAAAGACTTCATCTATTCGACGTTTGCCGGTGCGGGGATTCGTGGCCTCCCAAATCGCCTTTCTTACCTGGTTGCCTTGAGGCAGCATGTGCCAGTAGTTTGCGGGGTTTTCAAGCATTTCGCACGCAGTAAAGTACATGCAAATTTCATCTTTGCCTGCACGACGGTGCCAGATAAGCTCCGCGTGCTTACCCCCGTTGGTCAGGTAGTTCCATGCCGGTAGCTGATACCCGCGAGGCTCCCAGTTAACAGGAAAATTTATAACAGCCAATGGTTAACCAACTCCCTTAATCTTTTCATTCATTCTCATGGCACCAAAGCCAAGCATTCCCATCAGTACCGGCATAAGCTCGCCCATTGATAATTCGGGGAAAGTAGGCGGTTCGTTCATTACCAGTATCACTATAAATTGCAGGAGTGGAGATA